CTTTTCAATTTCTTCTTTGGCTGCTGATTTTAGGTCTGCACCGTTGAGGCCGCCTGCTCCACCTGGCCCTGCTATTTGACTAAATTTACCCCTGCCTTCACCCAACATCAATTTACAGTTAGCTAGAGTGTAGTCTTTAAACCATTGAGCGGCATAACGATCCTGTAATAGGATATAATCTGGTCTATGATTATAACCACGTATTAATACCTGCTCACCATCACCATAAGCTCTTTGTAGGATACGCAGTGTATGAGTTGTAGGAATCCATTGAAACTCAATAAAAGCACCAAACATACGTCCCACTAATTCTTGGTACTGAGCAAACATATCATAAGTAGCAATACCACCTAGCATAGTGCTATTCAGCAAATAAGTGTTTGTATAGGCTAAATTAAATGGTTCAAACTGCGTACCACCGCTGCCACCTGCTGTTCTACTGCCTATAGTACGACGAAAAATACTACGAACTTCTATAATTTCTTTGGGTAATCTATAGTCGTTGGTATCTTCTTTAAGTTCTAAAAAGTAATAAGCTTCTTCCACAGCATTGGGACTTTTTTGACGATAGCGTGCTAGAGCTCTATCCAGCGCAGTTTCATAGTGATCTGGGTCTAATTCAACATCGACCATACCATCACCTAACATTAACCTACAATATTTGTAGACTTTTTCACGCTCTTGTAATGTTGCGCTGTTGCTCATATTAGACTCCCTCACCATATTTATCCGCCGATAAATATCATATGCCCCGCATAAGTTTATATCGTCCAGAACGTGGAAATGACTACAAATTCATAGATCGTCAGATCAGTGAAATGTTTCAGATTGGCGGTACAGATTTTTATCTACACAAATATATTGGTGTGAACACGGCTCCAGAAAATGCTAGTCCAGATCAACCTCATTATGCTGAGACTAAAGAAAGTAATATACAAGATCTATTATTATTGGAGAATCGTGACAGAAAATATGACCCTAGCATTTATAAAATAAGGGCTCATTACCAAGTACAAAATTTAGACTTTAACCTAAGTCAATTCGGATTATTCATAGATAATGATACCATATTCGCTACTGTACATATCAACGATTGGATAAGAACGGTGGGGCGTAAACCACTTAGTGGCGATGTGTTTGAAGTTCCACATCTCATAGATGAATTTGCTTTAAATGATTACAACATAGCACTACCAAGATATTTTGTCATTGAGGATGTAAGCAGAGCCAGTGAAGGATTTAGTCAAACTTGGTGGCCACATTTATATAGATTAAAACTTAAGAAAATAGTTGATGGTCAGGCCTTTGCTGATATACTAGATCAACCAGCTAGAGAAGGCAGTGATCAAACACTACGTGAAATTCTAAGTACAAAAGGTAAAGAATTACAAATTAATGATGCTATACTGACTCAAGCAGAAGATGATGCTCCTAAGAGTGGTTATGAAACTAGACAATTTTATACCCTAGCTGTTGATGAAGAAACAGGGTTACCTTTATTAGAAACAGTGGATCAAATGGATGTTGACGCAAGTCTTTTAGGTTTAGATGCTAGTAGAATTAATGGTAGACCAATAAGAGCTGGATATACTGGGCATCTTATTGGTGATGGGTTTCCTCCAAATGGACACACATTTGGTCATGGTATAAAATTTCCTGTTGAACCCTATAATGATGATTATTTTTTACGCACAGATTTTTTTCCTAATAGACTTTTTAGATATGATGGAAACAGATGGGTAAAAATGGAAGATGCTGTGAGACATACATTAACTAACACTGATGCTAATTTTGCTACTCCCAAAGGTGTATATGAGCATACTACAACATATTATCAAAATGATATGGTCACTTTTGGCGGTATAGAATATATTGCTCAAATTACTACATTAGGGCAGGAACCCTTACATAATCCCACAATTTGGCGTCAAATTAGAAAAACACAGAAAACTAGTTTCATTAATAACACAAATGTTAATAATATTGGTGGTGAACAAGTTGTTGAAAGAGTCAGCTTGAGCAAAGTTCTTAAACCTAAGGCAGATTTATAATGCAGTTTTTTTATGACGGACAAATCAGACGATATCTATTACAAACGATTCGTCTTTTCAGTAATTTTGTTATCAAATATGGGGATGGTAGATTATTTCAAGTACCTGTAATGTATGGCGATCAAGATAGACAAGTTGCTAATATTATAAAACAAAACAGTGAAAATAAAATAAATGGAGTGCCAAGAATCGCTGTTTATATTAATGGCTTAGAAATGGATAAGGAAAGACTAGCGGATCCTACATTTGTTGGTAAAGTACATGTCCGTGAAAGAGCTGTAGAAAATGGTGAATATACTAGTGATCAAGGATCTAACTACACTGTAGAACGTTTGATGCCTAGCCCTTATAAGTTAACTGTAAAAATTGACATTTGGACTGGTAGTACTGAACAAAAACTACAAATTTTAGAGCAAATATTAATGTTGTTTAATCCTAGTTTAGAAATTCAGACCAATGATAATTTTATTGATTGGACTAGTTTAAGTGTAGTATACTTGGATGATGTTAATTTTAGTAGCAGACAAGTTCCTGTTGGGACGGATAGTGCTATAGATATAGCTAGCTTGACCGTAAGTATGCCTATTTGGATAAGCCCACCTGCCAAAATTAAAAAATTAGGATTAGTACAAAGTATTATTATGAGTATGTACACAAATATTGGGACTCCGGCATCTGGATATATTGACGGATTTGGATCTGATCCTAATGAAGGTAGTGTAAGCCTGTATGATCAAGTGCCTATCCCTGTTAAAATTAATGTAGTAGATTATGAATTAGTAATATTTGGTGGGTGTGCTAGAATATATCAACCTAATCCAAACGGCAAAATGACAAACAGTTTAGAAGACCCTGATTTATCTGGAATGACTCCAGTGAACTGGGAAAATATATTGTTAAAACATCAAAATAGATATACAGCAGGTGAAAGTAAAATATTTTTATTACAACCAAATGGTACTGAAGTTGTAGGCACTATAGCTATTGATCCTTTAGATTATACCTGTTTACATATTAATTGGGACACAGACTCTTATCCTAGTAACACTGACATTACTACACCTTGGAGAACTAATAGTCCTGGAACATTCGATGCTATAGTAGATCCAGAAACTAAAGGTCCTAATCATGGATTGCCTACTAGCATTGTTGGTACCAGATACCTTATCATTAGAAATATAGGTGGCGGTATTAGGGAAACTTTAATAGCAGAAAATATTAGTAACAGAATAGATACTACTGTAATTTATGATATAGTAGATGATGTGGAAATTTTTGTCAATGATATAGCAGTAACTTTTGATACTTTAAACATTGATGGCAAACTAGTAGTAAGACTACATAACGATGCTCAAATCGATGACATAATCACCTATGTACTTAATGTTAACCAAGATGGTCCGGACTCTTGGAAAAATAATGATGGCAGTGATTTTATTGCTAATGCCAATGATCTAGTAGAATGGGATGGGAATAAGTGGCATGTTGTATTTGATAGCACTAGATCAAAAGATGTCATTAGATATCTCACAAACATATATACAAATGTTCAATACAAATGGGATGGTATAAGCTGGACTAAGAGCTTTGAAGGCCCTTATCGTCGTGGAGATTGGCGTTTAATATTATGAGAGAACGTATAGTTTGTAGTGGTGCGTTATTTTATTCAAAAAAAACTAAGCGTGTTTTACTGGTACAAAAAAGTAAAGGTAAACACCAAGGGACTTGGAGTTTAGTAGGTGGAACTAGCATGGCCACAGAAAATCCTTGGCAAACTTTGATGCGAGAAATAGTAGAAGAAATCGGTGCTATGCCTAAGATAGTCAAGTCCATTCCATTAGAAACATTTGTTAGTAATGATAATGTGTTCAACTTTCATACTTTTCTCTGTGTAGTACAGGATGAATTTATACCTATACTAAGTAATGAACATAATGGATGGTCTTGGTCCAGTATTGATTCGATGCCCAAACCATTACATCAAGGTCTTAAGAGCAGTTTAAGTAATCGTAGTATAAAAAATAAATTACAAACTGTATTCGACATTATGAATATTATCTAGTACTCTTGATAAACTAAATTTATTCATAACATGTACATTTAGGTTTTTTACCTTAATTAAAGTATATTCACCTCTATAACTTTCTTTTTCAATAAGAAACTTCATTGAATCATCATATTCTAATAACAGGTCTCTATCAGTAGTATAGTACAGTTTACCAGGTAAACTATATGCCCAATCACCTTCCTGGTACCCATTCATAACATGAATAGCAATACTAAATGCGTAGTCATTTCTGTAAAGACTATGCTCAATTTGATAGATGTGCCTATAATAGTTCCAATTTTCTTGAATATGTCCTAAATAATTAAAAAATGTTTCAGTATTAGAATTTTTTCTAAAAAAGAATACAGTGGCCCAATAAAAATTAATACCTTTATCACTTACTGTTTTTAATCTTGGATCATTTCTATAGCCTGTTAAATCTACAGCATCTTTAAAAATTAAAAAATCATGAGGTTGTTCCCAACAGTATTTTAGTGTATGGTTATTAATAAAATAATCACAATCTATGACCAGTGTTTCATCAAATGGACTTAATTCAAAACTTTTTATTCTAATATCGTTTTTAAATTTGAGTCTTTTATATGTTAATGATCCATCAAAGTATCTTCTATATTGAACCGAACTATCCCATACGAGATGACGTTCTCTAGTATCTTCCCAAATATCATCCCTAATTTTATCATCATTTAATGTAGAATCATAATTAACTTTACTCATCCATAAAACACGATCATGTAATATGATATCTCCTATATTAAACTTTTCTAAATTAGTTAAATCTTTAATATTATTTAAAATAATATCATATTTGTCTATGCTAAACTCGTCTGTTTCTTCATAGTCAGTGTGGCATCTATACAGTATATTTTCATACCAAACATGTTGTCCAGCAAGATAAGGTAAATTTGGATACCATTTGTCTATATCAATGCCATCATAGACTCTTTCTAAATCTTCCATATTATACCAAACTGATACTAGTTCATTATCTAGTCCAAAATTAGTATTAGCCTGGTAAAGTGACCTATTATATAAAAATATGTCACCTTTATTATAATTTTTTATCTCATCTAAATTATATATATTTTCAAGAAGAACTAGATATTTGTCTCTAGTAAAAGTGTCCCCTTCGGTATATCCAATTTCACACCTATAAAGAATATTTTCATACCATACATGTTGACCTTTAAGGTAGGGAAGATTTGGGTACCATTTATCTATATCAATACCTTCATATACATTATCAAAATTATTTAAATCGTGTTCAAATAACTCTTCATCCTCTATATTTTCCTCATATGAATTTAAATCTATATGTGATAACCATAATGATCTATTATGTAAAACTATATCACC